CTTGGCTTGAAAAGAACAAGACGCACCAGGTTCCCTTATTACTCGCCTTCAAAATACAAATATCCTCATTCAGGTGTAGATTCCTTTCTTCAGGTTTCTACCAAATAAATCAATTCATTAACTTTCAGATAATTAAACACTTAAGAGCACGGCTATTAACGGCCCCACAACAGATCTTTGTGTGGTCGCAATATGAGTGATTAAGCACTTAACATCTAGGATACCGTTCAAAGGTATCGTTAAGTCTCATGATCTATAATTCTGAACTTATATATTTGTTGAGGTTAGGTGATAATATCAAGCTTACTAATTGGACAGTAATTCAATTTATTGTTTAAATTAGTAATATTATCACAGGAAGTGCTGATGTTATACGTCCAAACTGGTGTTGAAATGTATCAAAGCCCATTTGTTTATTCCTATAAGGTCGCCCATTTAAAGAATTGTCCTGCAAACATCTCACACGTATTAAGGTGTGATCGCCAATAAAGCTCTAATGAAGATCTTCTTAAAGGTTTAAGTTTGTTAACAAAACCTTCGAATCTCTCGATCAGAGGGATATCTGGCAAAAAATCTCGAATTTTTGAGATAGATGTTTCAAGATAATTCTTTCTCAGCTGCTCTTTATCAGTTAATTTACCCAATTTCTTAAATCGGAGAGAACCTTCTAAATTCTTTTTCAAGATATCCATCCCCCTGTTAGTTAAATAATAACAGGTAGAAGGACGGTATTTTGAAAGAGATAGTTCTTTCTTGTCGAAATAATTTTTATATTCTGGACGATCATATGTTTCAATAAGTTTAGCATAAAGACTTGGTTTTTCCATGCACGATTTACATCGACATAGAGATCCACAAGAGATTAAATTAAACTTAGACATATTGATCGGCTCATTCCAGAATGGGTTATCTTTATTTGCAATTACAATTTGATTACATGATCTATTATGTCTCAAAGACTGTAATAGTTCAACATTTATGTTCTTGGGCCATGTATGGTTCATAATTTCTCTGACGCAATTAAGTCTATAAAACTTAACTTCTTCAAAATCTTGTGAACGAGGTACACCCATATATAATCCCATATTGATATAAGGAACAAATGATGGTAGACCATTCTCGATTGAAAACATGCGAGAATTAATCATACAGAACTTACGACTACAATAATTTTTACCTTGTGAAGGAACAAGTCCAGCTTCACTCGTGAGTTTTGCCCACAAATTATACTGTGCTTCATCCTTAACAGGAAAAAGTATATCGTCACCATTGATCAAAGTTCCTCGATTCATATCTTTATGAGAGAGATCTAGAACATAACGTGTGATCGCATAATTAATTGCACATAAGAGGGGGAAAGATATTATACACCCCATTAACTGACCATTCTCTTGCTGAACCACTTTATCGATTGAAACTTTATTCACTTCATCATATTTAATAGAATGAAGTGTAGTTCCAACAAGTGAATCAATCATCCCCTTATAGACATTATCCTTTTTATGATACCTAAAGATCCCATCTAACGCTGCAACAGAACAATCAGAATGTAAACGATTGGTTGTTGCATCATAATCCCCCGAAACATAGATCTGACCTTCTTCAAATTTGTTCTTTACAAAATATTTAAATACAACCTCAGGTACATCAGCTATGTGCGTCAGCTGAAATGCCCGAAATTGCTTTAGACACTTAAGTAAAGCAACCTGACAAGGTTTATAAAGAACGTTTCGCTCCGCGCATCCGCAGGAGATAATCCGAGCTTTTAAGGGTTCGGCTAGGGAAATAACACGTTGATGGTGAGGAATAAGATCATCTAGGTATCGACCATCCTTAATACAGTCATGAATAAACGACTTAAAGTCCAAATAGGTCATTGGACTATAAACCGATCTGACTTGACCTTTGATCTCAATCATTCCAGCAAATGAATAATTTAACTTACTGGAAAAACTAATTTCTTCGGTCCGTATTCTGGAGATCAGATGATGAAGGGGTTCACAACTATCATTGAAATAATAGTCTGAAGTTGTGAATAGATCAACTAAAGAACGGAAAGCACCACCCTTTCGAGTGGTGTAGAGCCAAGAGGACGAACCTTTTATATGGCATGGTGCTGAATCTTTTGCATCATATTCAAGATTATCGAAAAAGTTCCTAAATAAATAAGAACAATCATCTCTAATCCTATTGAGGATATGAGGAGGAGTTTCTTTTTTGGTCGATAACAGTTCTAAAGTTTCTTGAACTGCCTTATCCATTATTTCATCTGAAATAGTTGGAAAACCTCTCTTTAAACCCTGAACAACGGAAAAGGCCATTTCATATCTAGTACCATGATTCTTTCTTCGTAAAAACGTATCCAACTTGCGTTGAATGGTTCCCACAAAAAGGGTATCAGGCTTAACCTGGATATAATTATAGTCTTTAAGATAGTAAATATCAGGATTATAATTAGGAAGATTGATTTTCCATTGTTCCAATGAATCTAATGACATCATCGAGAAATAGAAATTAGTACACAAAGCTTTCTTTGCATGCTTCTCCCAAAGACCAAGCAAGACCATTGAAAACCAGAATTTCAAGGTTTTCATATAGGAACTTGAATGTTTATCAAGATGAGAAACATCAAGTATATTACTCAAGAACATGAAGCGAGTAATATTTTCACAAATTGAGAAAGACGTCGCTAAAGAGCGATCAATTCTTTCAGATGTAATTAAATCTTCACCATTATCACCAATTTTTACTAGTGATAGGTAGGGAAGATCATTATATCTTAAGGAACCTCTTCCATAGGTAAGGCGAAATTCTTCATTATGAACTTGAAGAAATTTGGCTAACGCCTCTGGAATTGGTCTGTCCCTTTGACAGAAGTCTAACTCTCCAGTTTGTAAAACCTTTTTGATCATCGTAATACGTAGGTTCTTGACCGTATCACAATGCTTCGCTTTATTCTCATTGAATTTTAGAGATAAAGTTGCCGGGTATAAAGCCCCAGCGAAGCTTGTCAACCCATGTCCCTGGTTGCCTAAGGGTTCTAAGTATATACTCCTACTAAGTAGGTACATAGTCTTAGAGAGAACACCTCACCACAGTTTACAACATGTGGATACGTCACGCACTACGTAGACCTTTA